GTCTCTTAACAACATGAACAGAGAGAAGTTGTTTATTCAACTCTTGGAAGGTTTACAGGAAGATGAAGCAGATTTATTCATCGCTGCCTGTAACAAGACCATTCAAAAGAAGTATAGAGTCACTAAAGCAGTTGTTGCTGAAGCATTCCCACAAATTGAGTGGGGCAATAGAGGATGACCGTTTGGGGTAAAAACCAAGACGTGATTGATAAGTCCGAAAAGTATGGGATTACAGTATTAGAGATTGATTGTGAAAGATCAGTTGCCAAGAATACTAAACTTCCTCGCAATTCTTACCTTGTCACTTATATGACAGATGGAGTCGAACACAACGATATCATTATCGGACTCAAAGTTAACATCTTTGATTGTTACTACGACTCTCTCGGAAAGGGCAGTTTACAAAGTATAGCGTATACAAATGGAAACGTCACCGCAAAGCTCTTCGATGCGAAAAAATATATTGACGCATCAAATAAAGGAGCTACAAAACCGAAAAAATGATAAGTTCGACTTTGAGTCGGACACCGAAGATCTTGACGACTTAGCGGACGAGATCTTTGAAGCACTGTACGAACACACATCTAAACAGATCAATGAAAATACAGAAAAAGATTGATAAAGCACTTGAGCAACCTGAGTTATATAATGAAGACGAACTCAAGTATCTTAAAGATAAAAAAGAGCAAATAGACTTTGACAAGAAGTACGCTATTTGGGATCGTAAGACAAACCAAGGATTCAGTAATGATCCAGAACCAGACCTGCCAGAATTAGAATGAATGTAAACCTGATCTCTATCACCCCTGACGCTGAAAAGACAATGGGGTATATTGCTCGTGTGAGTAATCCTAACAATCAAGACAATCCAAAGGTAGCAGGACTACTCAAATACTGTATACAACATGATCACTGGTCCGTGTTTGAACAGGCAACTATGACATTAGAGATATCTACTACTAGAGGACTAGCAGCACAGATACTAAGGCATAGATCATTTACATTCCAAGAGTTTAGTCAGAGGTATGCTGACACAAATTTGTTGGGAGATATACCAATACCAGAACTTAGAAGGCAAGATGCTAAGAATAGACAGAATAGTATAGATGACATCCCAGAGGAGCAGACAGAGAGGTTACAGAAGGTTATATCGAGTTACTTTGCTGAAGGAATAGACTTATATAATGAACTCCTACGAGAGGGTATTGCTAAAGAGTGTGCTAGATTCGTACTCCCGTTAGCAACTCCTACCAAACTATACATGACGGGATCATGTAGGTCGTGGGTCCACTATATAAATTTAAGGTCTGCTCATGGGACACAGAAGGAACATATGGACATTGCTAACGCATGTCGAAAGGTGTTCATACAACAATTCCCTACCGTAGCAGAAGCACTTGATTGGACAACATAATGCCTATTTACCCAGTAAAAAACAACCAAACTGGAGAGATGAAAGAACTCCAAATGACTATCGCTCAATATGAAGAGTGGAGAGACAACCATCCCGATTGGGATAAAGACTGGAATGCTGGAATCAGCAAAGTCGTTTCTGGAGTAGGAGACTATCAGGACAAGTTACCTGATGGTTTCAAAGACCGACTTCGTAATGTCAAAAAACATCACCCCTACGCTAAATTCGAGGCTCCTTAATTTATGTCAGTTAAAGACAAGAAACAACCTTCAATGGTTGGGTTAACTAAGAGACAAATGAAACGCAAACCTATCAACTCAGGATATCTAACTCAGATAAAACCTCTGACACCAAGTCAGGAGAAAGTTTTTGATGCGTTCAACAAACAGAAGAACTTATACATGTATGGTGCTGCTGGCACAGGTAAAACATTCATTGGAATGTACCTAGCACTACAGCAGATCCTAGATGAAAGATCAGCATATGACAAACTCTATATTGTCAGATCTCTAGTCCCTACCAGAGAAATTGGTTTCTTACCTGGTGACCACGATGACAAGGCAGAACTATATCAGATACCATATCAAAACATGGTACGTTATATGTTCAAGATGCCTGATGATGCTAGCTTTAGTATGCTATATGCTAACCTCAAAGCACAGGAGACTATATCATTCTGGAGTACATCTTTCCTACGTGGTACTACATTAGACAATGCTATTGTGTTGGTTGATGAAATGCAGAACTTGAATTTTCACGAGTTAGATAGTATTATAACTAGATTAGGTGTTAACACAAAGATTATCTTTGCTGGCGATGCTGCTCAAACTGACTTACTGAAAACTAACGAAAAGAACGGTATCATAGACTTCATGAAGATCATTCAAGGTATGGATGAATTTGAAATGGTAGAATTTGGTATAAAAGACATAGTTCGTTCTGGACTGGTGAAGTCTTATCTTATTAATAAATTGAATCTTGGACTTTAAACATTTAAATATACATACGTTTCCAAACTTAAAAGCAAAGACAACAGAAAAGGGTAGGAGGTACCAGGTTGAAGGTGCATCCTACCCTTCTGTTACAACTGTAATTGGCGAAAAGAAGAAGAAGTCTATAATGGAGTGGCGACGTA